GTGGCCCTCGGTGGTTCGGAAGACCTTTGGGGACATGAGCCAACGGGAGGCGCGGAAATAGGGCGACACCGTGGGAGTGCCGGAGAGGAGGGAGTCATCACCACCGTAAGCCTGCGGGACCTGAGAAAGGTGTGAATAGGTGTGATTAGTCAAGGCCAGATTGCGCAGGGTATTGAGAAGAAAAGTGAAGCGATTACCGGAATGCTGCATTATACGCAGGTTGCCGCGTTGGGTGCGAGTGGAGCAGGCCTCTTCGCGATAGTTGGCAACAAACTCTGGTGGGAAAGACAGTTGTGTCATCAACCAACAGTCGAAGTTGATAAAAGGCGCGTCGATCGATGAGTCCCAAGCAGTGTAATCGGTCTCGGTGAAGGTGTCCGCAGTGAGCATGTTAGTGGAACACCATCGTTCGAGATCAGCAGTGGTTCTGCGTAAATGGAGGTAGACGTGTGAGGGGCACTCCTCCAGGACGACCTTCTCAAGGCACAAAGCAAACGCCGCATCGCGGAAGGTCTTCACGAGAGGAAACTCAGTGATGGTCTGGCCAGGAGTGGCTCGGGAGTACCATTTCTCCTTCTTCTTGACGACCTGGCTCTTCAAAAAGGTCTTGGTGAAATCGGGTGACCAATCGAGAGCCTCAGAGCAAAGTTTCTTTTGGATGGCGCGGAGGGTGCGCTTGGAGACCCAAGAATTGAAAGTTTCCTCCTGGCACTGGTCGAGAAGGGCGGTGAAATCGCGGGTGCGAGAGAAGGCTGGGAAAATAGACAAGAAGCCTTGCTTGAGGGAACTCAGGCGGGAGGAGGTGGAGGGCAGATGGAAGCTGCGCCGGTTGGCAGGGGGGGAGGCGTAGTGCAGACGCTTAGCCTCGGACATCCTCACAGTCGCGCGGTCCAAACGGCTGTGGTGCTTGACCCCAGGATGCTTGCCTGGCTTAAACTGGTAAGTCAAAACGCCCTGGAAGCGACGTTCGCGGGACAGGTTGTCAGCGGGGAAATTTGGTTCGAATTCCAGCTGGGGGTCGCAAGGCACAGTTGGTGGTGGGATGGCTATGGCAGCAGGTGTGGTCGCGGCATGGGTCGCTGGAACAGGGAGACAGGGGTGATGGAACGTGAGGGCCTCATGCAGATTAGAACTGGTGATAGAGGCACTGGCGAGCGAGGGGATGCCCTCGCGCAGGGCGCCGACCATGGGCAGGGGCTGAGCGGTGTTGCGCAAGGAAGGTACGGATGCGCGGATATGTTCGGTCACATGACGTGCAATTAAACGAGCCGGGTCCGAGTCGAGTTCTATAAGGGCGTGACCGCTGTGGGCAGACACGGCTGCAATACTCGAAAGAATAGTACTACAGCTGAAAGAACCGCTGCGGGGAGCAGGCGCAGAAGCGTCGATGCTGAGGAAGACGTTCGCTTTCCCGCGAGTGAGGCCGACAAGAACGGGGCCATTCTGCATCGTTGATGACATGCCACCGAGGTCGAGACAATAGTCCCCGTCGATGTCGACGCCCTGACTGGAACTGACGACAAAGGCTGAGGCTCCGCCGGAAGTCTTGGTCTCCGCAAAACGGGGGGAGGTCACGAACAGTGGGACCGTGGAGGGCGGCTGGGAACAAACAAGGATGTCGCCCGCAGCTTGGGAGGTGGTGGGTATGCCGAGAACGGCGGCGACATTCGGAGCAAGACGGTGAGAGAGAGTGGCGTAAGGTGCAGTCGGAAACAACGTTGTAATGACAGAACCCAAAGAGGGATGGGCGCGAGTTTGCGAATTAGGGGTAGGGAATGCCGAGTGGGACTGGCAGGGATCGCCAGTAATAATAATATGCAACAAATTAGGGTTGCGCAGAATGAGGACGTCCAGGGTGCCAGGAGGGAAGCGCGTGAAGTCGTCCAGAACAAGAACGGTTAACGAGGGCTTGCGGAAGACCTCGTAGCCGTCGCAGTACTGTGAAGAGTACGCGTCGGGACCGAGCGGGAAACTGGAAGCCGGGCCGGACAGGCTGTCGGAAGCCACGAAGGTGGAAGGGAAAACCCAGGTGACCTCGCTGGTGTCGATATTGTTAGTCCTGAAGTACGAGCGGGCGGCCGTGGTTTTGCCGCTCCCGGCCACGCCAAGCAGGGTAGTCAGACGAACCTCGCGAAGTTCCACGTGCTTAGCGCAGCCATGGACCATAGACGGTGTGGAATGGTCACTGTCCGCGGTCAACCACAGCGAACGATTGTTGCGAAGGTCGTCAGCGAGGGCGATCGCCGTGGAGCGCACGGGAGTGTAGGTGAACTCACCGGCCGAAAGAGGGACAGCAGGGAGGGGTACGAAGTTGTTGACAGCCGCCGGGGGCTGCAAGCCGCGCCGCACAAAATAGTGGTTGGCTGCCTCGGTGATGCTGCCCACCTGGTCCAAAGCATGGTAAGTGCGGGCGAACTCTCGGGGGAACGCACAGAGCAAGGGAAAGAAGGCCATAGCAGCCAGGCGAGGGGCAGTGTAACCAACCAGTGTGGGCTGTGGTGGGAGTGCCGGCAGGGCAACAGGAATCGGTGGGGCTGGTCTTGTAAGGGCCCCAGCCGGCGCCAAATAATTGATAACATGGTACAAGACCTGTCCGGGCACAGCGGTGGGGAGGATAGAGACCTCGAGATTGAGCGTGGGGAAGTTCTCCGAGGCAGCGAGGTTACCGAACAGATCCGCAGGCATGGGCTGGTTGGCGTTGGCGAAGCGGTGCGTTAAACCCACCTGGAAAAAACGACAGGCTAGGGTGAGCTGAGAAGGAGTGACAAGCCCAATGTGGTTGTGTGCCAGAATGTCGCCAGTTGGCTGGGCTGCTAGGAAAACGCAGGCCAGCTTCTCGGCAGCCACACCGTAGACAGTGGAGAGGGCTTGCCAGAAACAGCTGTAGTCAGGGTCCAGCACATTGACGGCCTGAGGCAACGCACCGATGCGAGTTGTGAATTCCGCAAAGGTGAGACCAGCGGGATTAAGGAACCAGGTTCGGTAAGGATGTTGAGCAGCGCCGGGAAGATGGCCTCCCTG